AAGTAAGTTAATAGGCATAGCATCAACACTGGGAACCAAAGATCAACACCCTGATGCAATGGCTTGTACAAAGCTAGTAGTAGAAAGAATAGTACCTGCACTTAAATCCTCAGAGATGAAGATACAGAGTGATGATAGTTCAGGATTTGTATTTTTACCTAAACAACAAAACAGTGAGCAATCATAAGAGGAGATAAGTATGGCAAGTATGTGGGAGAAACTAAAGAAAATAGCAATGGGTGGAGGCATGGTCAAGCCTGTTAAAAAGGTTGTAACAGATTCAAGCAAAGCCTATAAGAAGATGAGAGAGAAACAGAATCCATCTGCAAAGGTAATCAAGCAAGGGAAGGATATTGATAAGTTTGCTAAGAAAGAAGTAATTAGAGGGAAGGATGCAACAGGAAGGCAGACTGTACAGACTAAGTACTCACCAGTAGTTGAGAAAACTAAGGGTGGTGACTACGAGAAGTATGGCAAGGGCACCAAGACTGCTCAGTCTTTTAGGGATGCATTTGCAGGAGCAAGAAAGGCATTTGAATCTGGTGAAGGTGGAAAGGTGTTTGAGTGGAAGGGTAAGAAGTATTCAGTAGCTAGAGCAGATGATCCAAAAGAAACTGGCATGAAGGTTTCTGAAAGTCAACCTGCTTTAAAAGGAAAGTCAGGACCTATGACTAAGAAAGAATCTGATGCTGAAAAGAAAAAGAAGTTAAAGAAGTTATCACAAATTCCTTATGCAGGCTAAAGGTAAAAGCTCTTTAAAGAAGGCAGGGGTATCTGGGTTTAATAAACCGAAGAGAACCCCTAACCATCCTACCAAGTCTCATGTTGTAGTAATAAAGAAGAACAACAAGGTTAAGACTATAAGGTTTGGTGAGCAAGGAGCTAGTACAGCAGGAAGTCCTAAGAAAGGTGAATCTAAGAAGATGAAACTTAAAAGAAAGTCATTCAAGGCTAGACATAAAAAGAATATAGATAAAGGACCAGAGTCACCTGCATATTGGGCAAACAAAGTAAAATGGTAGATGAATACACTATGGAAACCACACAAAGGTCAACAAACTCTTGCACTGCAAGTAAATGATGTTTCAGAGATTTTATACGGAGGCAGTAGAGGTGGTGGCAAAACAGATGCAGGGATTGTATGGCTACTTAAAGAAAGTAACAACCCTAACTTCAGAGGCTTGGTCATTCGTAAGAACAGTGAAGATCTGGCAGACTGGATTGACAGGGCAGGAAGGCTCTACACCCATGCAACGATTTCTGGAAAGCCTGCAACCATTAAGTTCCCAAGTGGAGCAATCATCAGAACAGGTCACCTCAAAGACGACCAAGCATACACGAAGTACCAAGGGCACGAGTACCACAGAATTGTAATTGAAGAACTTACTCAGATACCAACTGAGGAGAGCTATTTGAAATTGATATCGAGTTGTAGATCCACAGTAGAAGGTTTAACACCTCAAGTGTTTGCTACTGCTAACCCCGGAGGTAAAGGTCATAACTGGGTAAAGCAGAGATGGCAGATAGGGGTCAAGCCAGTAAACAAGTCCTTTCCAGACCCAGTAAGCAAAAGACTGAGAATGTTTATACCAGCTACAGTAGATGACAACCCTACCCTAGTCAAGAGTGATCCAGACTATGTTAGATTCTTAGACAGTCTGCCTGAACCTTTAAGGTCAGCTTGGAGAAACGGGGACTGGAATGTATTCAGTGGGCAGTACTTTGCAGAGTTTCACCCAAGAGTACATCATATAAGTGAGGACAATGCAAAAAGACTAGGATACGGAAGACCACATAACTCTAAGTATATAGGTATTGACTGGGGTTTTGCTAATCCCTTTGCATGTATCTGGATAGAGGTAACACCTAATAACAGGGTGTTCTGTTACAGGGAGTTGTATGGGACTGAGAAACATCCTACACAGTGGGGTGAGCAGATCTCAGAGTTGTCAAGGGAAGAAACAATAGTAATGAGCATGGGAGATCCTAGCATGTGGCAGAGGAATCCAATGTCTTGGAACAAGCCAGAGAATCCAATGTACTCACCAACGAGTGTAGCAAACGGACTGATAGGTGATCCTTCAAGACCAATGGTACCAAACCTTCAACCGGCTAACAACAACAGAGTTAACGGATGGAGAAACCTAGCACAGCTTATGCACTTTACCGATAAGAAGGCACCAAACTTCTTCATAGTACAGGGGAGCTGTCCTAACCTTTTAAGGACAATACCGATGCAGATAAGGGACGAGAAGAACCCTGAAGATGTAGATACGACTGGAGAGGATCATATACTCGATGCACTTAGGTATGCACTGTCAAGTGTAATAGCACCAGTGGCACCTAGTAAGAAGTTAACCAAGATAGACAGAGACATAGAAAGATTAAAAGAGTTACCACTAAACAATAACAACGATTGGAACTGGAGCTTTAATGAATAGGAAAAATATGTTTATTAAAATAAAAAAGAAGAAAAAGAAAAAGAAGTTAAACCTTAAGAAAACAAAAAAGTATAGCAAGGGTTACGATGCAGGGGATCAAGCATCACAGGAAACAATTGGAGGTGAAGGTGTCTAAAGTTAAAATTAAAAAGAAAAAGAAATATAAAAAGAAAAAGATGAAGT